AACACCTTCGTCCATGAAGGCGCCGCGCTCCGCCTCTGCTCCACCCTCCACGACCTCTGGCCTTCCGCTTCCTTCCGTGTCATCCGATCCGACGACGACTAACCCCATGACCTCTCCCCAACTGCCCACCTTTACCAAGCCCTCTTACACCGTGCAAATTCATGCACCGCAACGCCGCCGCATCACCCGAGACAACCTTGCCCTCTTTGCTTTCTTCACCGCATTGTTTGCCGTCATCATTGCCCACGCTCGATGAAGTCCTAGAGCGCATCACCACCGCCAAAGCCGCCATCAAAGGCTGGGAAGCATCCCTTCAAGACGCCCTCGTTGATCTCGACACCCTTGTAGACGCAGGCGAAGTCAATCCAGATGAACCCCTTACCTGGAATGACTACAAGCTCACCACCTCCACCCGCAAGTCCTACGCATACCCTGACCACATCCAGCAGCAACAAGCCACTCTCAAACAAGCCCAAGAGTTGGCCATTGCCTTGGGTGAAGCCCAAATCAAAGTCACCACCTACTGGACCATCCGTGCCCTCTGATGATCCCGACCGCTGCCCTACGCCAAGCCCTAAAGCCTGCATCCATTGATCCAAACACAGCTGCCTACAACCAAGCCGTCACCGACACCGTAGAAGGCATCCTGTGGCTCATCGAGGCTCGCCTATCCATGCCCATCTCCCATGCAGCACGAGCAGAATTGCAGCACCTCAGCCAAGCGCTCACCGCTCGCCGCCAGTGATCACCTTCACCGTTGCTGGCATGACACCTGCGCCCCAGGGCAGCAAGCGTCACGTTGGCAATGGCCGCATGATCGAATCCTCTAAAAACGTCAAGCCCTGGCGCTATCTCGTTCAACAGGCCGCCATCGCTCAATCCCATCCCACCATCACCGGACCTGTCTCCCTCTCCTGCGTCTTCCTCTTTTCCCGCCCTAAATCTCACTACACCGCCAAAGGAACCCTTAAGCCCTCAGCACCCACCTTCCACTTTGTCAAACCCGACGGCTCCAAAATCCTTCGATCCACCGAAGACGCCCTCGTAGACTCAGGCCTCCTGCAAGACGACGCCCGCATCGCCATCTCCTCCCATACCAAGCGCTACATCACTCCAGGCGAACACCCTGGCGCCATCATCACCATCATCCCGCTTACGCGGCAACCTCAAGATGACGGCCTTGTGGCCCATGCTGCCTGATTACGCCATCATCGCGCCGCACCCCACTGACCCCGATCTTTTCATCGGCGTTAAGGTTGATGCCTTTGACGAATCTGACGCGCAGGAAGCCGCTGCTGAACTTGTCTGTTCTTACAACGTCCCTGGCATCCTCTGGGGCTACGACACCACAACCACTTCAGGCATCTACCTCATCACCTACTCGTTCCGTCAACGCCTTCGCATGACCGGCATCGAAGCAGATTCCCTCAACGACGCCCGTCTTTTCATGCAGCAAATCGCAGAAGACGGTACACTCTTTACACCCGCCACCGGCTAAAATCAGGCCATGGCAAAGAAGAGCACAAACGTAGAAATCGACGAGCGCGTCAACGCCGTCTACGACTTGCTTCTTCGCGCATACAGTCGTACTCAAATCCTGCGATACTCGGCGGATCAATGGGGAGTTGCTGAACGTACAGCTGAAACCTATATCCAACGCGCACGCCAGTTGATGCAGCTGGACGCTGAACTAGAGCGCCCCCAATGGCTTGCCGCTGCAATCGCTCGCCTCACTGAATACGAACGCCGCGCCTCGCAATCCAATCAGCTCGGCATCGCCCTTAAAGCCCTCGAAGACCAGGCCAAGCTCCTCCGCTTTGAAATGTCCAGCTGATGCCCTCCCTCCTCTCCGGCATCTGCAAACCTGAACCCCTTACCGCCTTTCTCGAAGGCACCACCACCCGCCAACCTCAATCCTTTTACACCTGGCTTCAGCAGGTCTCCCCTGACGACAACTGGGACTGGCCCCACCTTGCCTTCATCCGCCAGCATCTCGACGCCATCACCGTTGGCACCCTTAAACGCCTGATCGTCACCGTCCCGCCACGTCACGGTAAATCTCACCAGGGCACCATCCGTTATCCCGTCTACCGCCTTGAGCAGGACCCCACGCAGCGCGTGGTGATCGCCGCCTACTCCCAAACCCTTGCTAATACTTTCTCCCGTCAAGCACGCCGCATCGCTGCGACGCGATTTGAAATTGCTTCTGATCGCAAGGCTGTTGAGCAATGGGACACCCCAGCAGGTGGTGGCCTGCGTGCCGTAGGCGTAGGCGCTGGTATCACAGGCCTTGGCGCTTCCATCGTGTTGATCGACGACCCAACGAAATCCCGCGAAGAAGCTGAATCTGAGGCCTACCGCGAGCGCGTTTGGAACTGGTACAGAGACGATCTCTACACCCGCCTTGAGCCTGGTGGTGCTGTCGTGCTCACCATGACCCGCTGGCACGAAGATGACCTCGCAGGCCGCATCCTCAACTCCGAAGACGCCAGCTCCTGGACCATTGTCAACCTGCCTGCCATTGCAGAAGACAACGACCCCCTGCAGCGCCAGCCTGGCGAACCACTCTGCCCTGAGCGCTACGACCTCGACGCCCTTCAAGATCGCCGCCGCGTTCTCGGTGAATACGGCTTCAACGCCCTTTTCCAACAGCGCCCATCCCCACCCGCCGGTGGCCTGTTCAAACGCTCCTGGTGGCAGCCCTACCGCGAACTGCCCCAGCTGGAGCGCATCATCACCTCCTGGGACCTCACCTTCAAAGATGGTCCCAACACCGACTATGTGGTGGGTCTGGTGATCGGCCAGAAAGGCAGCAGCTTCTACTTGCTCGACTGCATTCGTGATCGCCTCGACATCACCGAAACCATCCCCGCCATCGTCAATACCTTTAACCGCTACAAGCCCGTTGCCACCATCGTTGAAGACAAAGCAAACGGTCCAGCAGTCATCTCCATGCTTAAGAGCAAAATCCCTGGCCTGATCGCCGTCAACCCCCAAGGCGGAAAGTTCAGCCGCGCTGCAGCGATCTCCCCCATGATCGAAGCTGGCAACGTTTTCCTTCCTGAACGCAGCACCTGGGGCAGTCTGCTCATTGAAGAAGCAGCAGCCTTCCCTAATGCCGCACACGATGACCAAGTGGATGCGCTATCGCAGGGCTTAGCCTGGTTACGCTCTAGGCCTGCAATTGCAACGTCTGCCTCTGTTAGCTACGGACAAGCTGCTGTGTGGTGATGGCCATCCTTAAATCCCGCGCCCGTCATGCTGATGGGCAGCTTGCTTTTAACCTTGAGCAGGGATTGCATGATCCTTGGCAGCCACCAGTTTTCAAGCCATGCCCTGCAGCACCGCTGAAGCCGCGCAGCACCAGGCCTCGCACGCTGCTGTATCACGAGACCTGTCCGCAAAAGCGACGGGAAGAAGAGCGCTTGGTTCAGCGCCACATCCCCCTGCTCAAGACCATCATTCACCAGCAGTTTCACAAGTACCGCTGCGTGGAAGTGGAAGACCTTTATTCCCTCGGGTTGATTGGGCTGCTCAAAGCCGTACGCCGTTTTGATGCCTCTAAAGGGTTCAAGTTCAGCACCATCGCTCTGCCCTTTATCCTTGGCGAGTGGCGGCACTACATCCGCGACCACAACTTCTGGCTCAAGGCACCCGGCAGCGTCCGGCAACGCGGGATGCACGCACGTCGCTTGCTTGAGAGTGGTGACACTATCCCCCAGGTGTGCGAAAAGCTCGGCATCACTGCTGACGATCTCAAGCTGGATCTTCGCGCCACTGCTGGGATGGGTCACGAGCTGGGTTGCTTTGAGCTGCACAGCGCAGATGATCAGATGGATTCTGCCTGGCTGTAGCTGCTAGCCCTTTCTAGCGGCAATTTCAAGGCACGGAGAAGGCGCATGAATGGACGGCAGGCCTGTGATTGATGGTGATCTGTTTGATCTGCCAAACCTGCCGACTTGGAAGCATCCGGTCCTGAGGGACATTGAAGCGGATTTGCAGTTGATGGCTGACTGCTGGAACGGTCTGCGTGGTGTGGAACCGAGCTACCTCCACAAGGAAAACAAGGAACCGGATGCGGCCTATCGCTCGCGCCTGGCTCGCTCCACTTATGTGCCGAGCTTCCGCAAAGCGGTGGAGGCGATGAGTGGCATCCTCTCGCAGTTCATGGTTTCTGATTTGCCCCAGTCCTTTGAGTGGCAGCTCGATGATGTAGACGAGATGGGCAACAGCCTGGCCAGCTTTCTGGCGATAGCTGACAGCTTGGCGATGCGTGATGGCGGCTGCGCGGTGCTCGTCGAGATGCCCCAGCAGGTGGCTGTGGATTCGGAGGCAGACCGGCTAGCGATGAACCGGATGCCCTATCTGGTCCTGATTGAGCGGCGCAACATCCAGAATTGGAAGACGGAGGTGATCGCCGGCCAAGAGCGTCTCACTCAGGCCACCGTCATGGAATGGCGGCAAGTGGAAACCGGAAACTTCGGCTTCACGACAGAGCCGTTTTTCCGTGTGCTCACCCCTGGTGGCTTTCAAGTGTGGGCCATTAACCGGCAACTCGGTGCGACGCAGAAGATGCGCCTTGTCGAGGAAGGCTTCACCAGCATCCCGGAGGTGCCGCTGGTTTGGTACTCCCCGCAGCCACAGCGCTGGGGTAATGGGATGCCGCCATTCCGTGAGCTGGCGCTGCTCACCCTTCAGCACTACCGCTCTCGCTCGGATCTAGCCGAGCTGCTGCATCGCTGCGCCTTGCCCGTGCCGGTGCGGCGCGGTGCGCTGTTCATGGATGGCCAGAACCCACCACCGCTGGTGATTGGCCCCAACAGCGTGGTGGATGTGCCAGTCGATGGGGATTTCAGCTTTGCAGAACCTACCGGCAGCAGCCTGCAGCAGCAGCAGGATCACCTCCGCCACATTGAGGAGCTGATCAACAACGAGACGCTGGCGTTCATGAGCGGCAAGGAAGCCGTCACAGCCACGCAGGCGCGGTTGCAAGCAGGGCAGGTGCAAAGCGGTTTGGCCCTGGCCGGCAGCCAAAAGGCCAGCCTGTTTGAGCAGCTGCAGCTCCTTTGGTGTGCCTACACCGAGGAGGAGCCCACCGGCAGCCTGCAAATCGTCGCGCAAGCGCTGGAAGCGAAGCTCGACCCGCAGCAGGTGGGACAGGTGAAGGCGCTGGCCGATGGCGGCTACCTCAGCCGCTCGACGTTGCTTGAGATCCTGCAGCGCGGTGGGGTGCTGCCAGTGGACTTTGATCTAGATGCCGAGGTAGTGGGCTTGGAAGGGCAAGCAGCAAGCAGCCTGCAGCAGCAGATGGAACGCGAACGGCAGCTCCTGGAGGGCAACGTGATGCCACCACCGGCATCGTTGCAGCGTGGTAACTGATGGATCCGGCCCAAAGCTGGGGCCGCTTGGCATCTGCCCTGATTGGACCATACGAGCGCGAAATCGTTGGTGCTCTTGTTGGTGCCTACCAAAACTTGGAAGGCCGGATCGAGGTGGCCTACAAGCGGGCGCTGGACGATGGCAGCACCTTCCCGCTGCAACGGCTGTTGCTACTGCGTGATGAGCTGGGCCGCGAGCTGAATGGCTTGGCCTTGCCGCCAGAGCTGCAGCAAACGATCACCCGCGGCTTGGCTGATGGGCAGCTGGCGTCTGATTACTGGGCGTTGGCACAGCTGAACCGCGTGCAGCAGCAAGCGCAACAGCAGGGCATTGAGCAGGCCGCGCAGTTGTTTGCAAATGCCACAACCAACCCTGAGGCGATCCTCAGCCCAGCGATGGCGCGGCAGAACCCATCAGCGCTGATTGCCGCAGCCCAACGGGAGAACGCTTTGCGCAACTACGCCGCCGGCAGCAAAGGCAGCCAAGTGTTTGGCCAGCTCAACAGGTTGGCAGATGTGGATTTGCGTGGGCGGATCATTGGCGCGGTGGAGTTCCACCTAGCGCAGAGCGACAGCTGGCGGCAGCTCAAGGGCACGCTCACCAACAGCCTGGCAATCAGCTCCAGCCGTGCGCAGATCCTGGCCCGCACTGAGATGGCATCGGCGATGGTGGAAGGCACCAAGCTGCGCTATGAGGCCGAAGGGATCAAAGAAGTGCAGTGGCAGGCAGTGGGCAGCAGCCGCACCTGCAGCTTCTGCGCACCACGGCACCGCAGGGTGTATCGGCTGGGTGAGGTGGTGTGCCCGGCTCACCCAAATTGCAGATGCACGTTGACGCCATGGGATGCGGAGTGGGTGGAGCTAGGGCTGGTAGACCGGCAGGAAGAAGCCAGGGAACGGGCCGAGGTGATGGATGAGCTGCGGAATGCAGGTAGAGAACCAAACTACGGGCCAAGCCCGTTTGAGCGTGCGCTGGGACGGAAGGAAGCAGCGGAGGCGGTGTGGATGCCGCCCAGGCACAAATGACCGAGAAGCCTTTGCAGAAGCATTTGTCGCTTTTGTCAGCCAGCCTGCAAAACTCAAAAAAATGAGACCTGCACTTTATGACCGAATCAGACGTAGCCTTTATGAGTATTTAGCCTCATGATGAACACGCCGCTTTTAGAAGAAGCTCTCAGGGTCGCCAGTGCTGAAAAGTTTTCGGCGGCTCGATTTAGGCAGCTCAAAAATCTGTACGATCAAGCTGGCGAAGCTGAACAGCCTCAAATCAAGGAGCTGGTGGAAGCGTTTTTAGTTCTAGCTGAAACAGATGAAGACTTTGAGGCAGTTGATGATATTTGGCCTGCGTAAGCCATGGCAACCTAAGCAAAAGGATCTGCCATGCCCTGGCTCTCCACTGACCGCGAGGCCATCCGCCGTCACCTCGCCATCCCCGCTTCTGACATCCCACTTGAGCACCTCGACGTGTTGATGAACGAGGCCACCGCTGCCTCAATTACCACCAGCCAAACCGCCATCACCAAGCTCAACGCCTTGGAGACCGCCTTTGAAACCAAGGCCTCCGAAGACCTAGGCCTGATTCGCGCTGACGTGCTTGAGTGGGCACCAGGCAACCCAGGCGCCAAGCTCAGCGGCATCACCACCCAGCAGAGCTACTGGCGCAACCAGCTCTCGCTAGCGATCGGCTACGACGGGCGTTTCAGCAACCTCTACGGCAATGCCGCTAGCCAGGCACAGCTGCTGCGCTCCTAAAGGCAATTTTAGCCAGACCATCTAGGACCTGCCACATGGCGTTCATGTCCGCGATCGGCTATCGCTTGTGGATAGCCAACGCCACCACAGCTGATGACACCCATCCCAGCAGCAACTCTGGCCTGACTGAGATCCTCAACCTGACCAACGCAGGCATTGAGGGCACCACGGAAACCCAAACCGTCACCGACTACGGCACCACGGGTGGTTTCCAGAAGGCGGTTGCTACCAGCCAGAGCTACAGCATCCCGATGACCATGAACTTGGACACCGTGGACGCTGGCTACAAGCTGCTCAAGGATGCAGCCCTGGCCGCTCCGACCGGGCAATACATCAAGTGGTATCGGGAATCCCCCGACCCTGGCGCTTCGGTAACCACCGTGGAAAAGCACGCCGGTATCGGCATCATCACCGACTTTTCCGAGTCGATCGAGGCTGGCGGTATCGCCACCGTGAGCTTCACGCTCCAAGGTTACGGCGCCTACACCCTGACCAAGGCCACAGCACCGACCCCTCCTTAGCCCTGACGTAAACGATGGTTAGCCCGCTGGATGGCTTCAGCAACGGGGAGTTGACCTTTCAGCTTCCCGCAGCGGGCACCACCGTGAACCCGTACACCGGCAACGTGGTTGGCAACACCACGCCCGCCAGCTATCGGGTGTTCGTCAAGGAGATCGGTGCCACGATCGGCCAAAACTTTGCAGGCGTGGACGTGCGCACCTCACGCTTTGAGGGCTACGTCACCGATCCGCAACTGCTGGATGACGACGTGCTGGAAGGCATGACCGGCACGCTGGAGATTGACAACGGCAGCACCTACAACGTCACGCTGGTGGCGGCTCGCAGCGCCTACGGACGCGGCGGGATCGGTGCGCTGCTGGAAGCCAACGTCGGTCATGTGGTGGGGCTTG